CCGGCAGCCGAAGAAGAAGCTAGCCCTCTATTAGTTGAACCCGGTGCTGCTAAAAGAGATGATTTCCCCGGCGATGGACTTAAACCAGTCAAGATGACTTTTAAAGACGGATCAGAAATGTATGTCGGCAAAGGCAAAGGAAAACGATATAAACCAGTGCCTAAGTTTAAAGATGGTCGCAAATCCGCAGGTCGAAGAAAGAATTATCTTAGCCAAGCAGGCAAGTCAAAAGACATTGGACAGATTGGAAGAGGTATGGTAGAGAATAAGGAAACTATTTATAATACAATAGCCGCCCAGTTGGAATCATTAACTGAAAGGGCAAATAAGATAGTTGATGAACTGGAGATAGAGGATGAGATTTAGACATAACAAGAAAAGAAACCCAGCTTTTATTTTTGAAGCCTTAACTAGAGAGTATGCGAAAGCAAAACTCCATAAGGATAATGATAAGCTAGGTAAAGTAAAGTCAGTCATGAAGGAAGTTTTCAATAAAGATAAACTTCTTTACAAACAACTAAGACTTTACAAAGCACTTGTTGAGACAAGAGAGGTAGATTACATCACAGCAGAGAAGATTATTGCTGAAGTACACAGAGTGTTTTCTAATTTTGATAAGAAAGAGTTATATGATGAACAAACATCAGCTATTCACAAAATTAATCATGAATTAGCACCTTCAGTCTTTCAAAACTATGTTTCAAATTACAAATCATTAGCATCGGCATACCAAATGTTCCACGATGATTCAATCGGCGTGAAAGATAGAGTGCTTCTTGAAAGAAAAATTATTCAAGAAATGGTTAGTCCAGCAGCTAATGAAGTAGAGGAAGAGCCAGTTGATGAATTGGTTGTACAGATGTTTATCAAAAAGTTTAATAATACATTCGGTAACCTCATGACTGAGCAAAAAACTTTGATTTCTAAGTACATGGGTAGCCTAGAAGACGATGATACTGAGCTAAAGATCTTTGTGAACGAAGAATTAGAAAGATTAAAGAAAAAAATTAAAGAAAATATGGATATTGAAGAGTTCCAAGCTGACGATTCGATGAAGAACAAAGCCGTTCAGGTCTACAAGCTTTTAGAGAGTTTCAGAGAGAAAAGAAAATTAAGCAAGGAAGACTTGGTGGTTATCCTTAAGACTCAGCAGTTAGTAGAGGAGATCCAACAATAATGGCTATTGAAATAACTGTAGGTGAAAAAGAAGCTCAAGCTGCTGGTATAGATCCGAAATCTCCACCAGATATCGTTATTGATATTAAGGGTCCAGTCTTTACTATTAAGTTGGATGCTAGAAAAACATTAGATAACAACATCATTGTTTACGACCACAGGTTTTTTAATGTTATTTTTGTTCCTTTCAAGAACAAAATCTTAACAATGCCAAAACCGCATGTTAATAGAGACACTTACAGTATGCAAAGTGACTACCTAACTTACTTGGAAAGCAAGGGTGCTCTACAACCCGGCACAATCAAGAGTGGTGGTGTTTTTAGATCACTAGAGGCATTCTACCCAGTCAACAAAGAGTTGGATGTCCTACAAGTCGTCATGCTTTTGACCAGCGAATACATGAAAGCTCATGGTAACTTTGCCAAGATGGACGATTACATCGACGATGTAGAAGATATGTATGTTGATCCGCCAGATGATGAGACAACTCCATATGGCAAAGTCCCACAAGAGGCTGAAAAGGGTACATTGCCAAGCCCATATGGCAAACCTTATGGATTAGTTTACAGGATTTAGAATGATATGGTTTATTTTAGCCTGTTACGGACTTACACAAGTCTTAGTCTACGGCTCTATATTTAATTCAATAAGACCAAAACACCACTTTTTTCATTGTCCCATGTGCATGGGATTTTGGACTGGTGTATTAGTTTGTTTGATTTCGCCTTGGACTGAACTATTTACTTTTGAAACCAATTTAGTTAATTTACTTTTATGTGGTTGGCTAAGTTCGGGAACAAGTTATGCTTTGTGTATGATTATAGGAGATGAAGGAATAAATGTCAAATCAAATTAACATTTACACTGATAACCACTGGATGCTTAGACCTCCAACTAATTGTTGCCGAGGAAAGTGTATCATGCGGGTAACGACCCGCTCTAGGAGAACTAAATGAACAAGTTACAACTTACAAAAGGTGAACTAACAAAAATTATTCTTGAAGAAGTAAGAGGTATTCAGGAACAAGATCAAGAGCTACAAGCCGACGCAGCAAAACGCGCAGAGGAAAAAGTAACTGCTGCCATGAAAAGCGATCCACAAAAGGCTTTAGAATTGGCTGCTGTTCTAGAGGAAATGGATAAATATGAGTAAACTAGTCTTAACAGAATTTCTAGAGTTTAGAACAGACTCTGACCTTCTTACTGAAGCTGAAAGAAAAGCAGTACAAGAAGGTGAGGAGATTTACCTAGCTGGTGTTATGCAGCGAGCAGGAGCCACTAATGGTAATGGTAGAATCTACCCAAAACCAATTCTAGAAAGAGAAGTAGAGAACTACCAAAAGTTAGTTCGCGAAGGTAGAGCAGTCGGTGAGTTAGACCACCCCGATAGCTCCGTAGTTGAACTTAAGAATGCTTCACACTTAGTCACTGAGATCAAAATGGATGGTGACGATGTTGTGGGCAAGATCAGAATATTAGATACACCAGCAGGACAAACAGCCATTGGTCTTTTAAAGGGTGGTGTCAAATTAGGCATCTCTTCAAGAGGCTTAGGCTCAACTCGTAACGAAGCTGGTAAAACAATCGTCCAAGACGATTTCCAATTAGTCTGCTTTGATTTGGTATCAGAGCCTTCTACAACTGGAGCTTTCATGCTTAGAGAAGGCAAAGAACCAAACATTTTTACAAAAGCAGATAAAATCAATAGATTATTAAACGACTTAGTGAAGGAATAAAAAATAATGAAGTTATTAATGGAAAACTGGAGAAGGTTTCTTCTTAAAGAAGATCTTACAATTGATAATAATTTTTATGACGATGTTAATCGTTGGGCGCAGACTAAGCGTAGCGGCTTAGAGCAATTAGGTGTAAAAGTAAGCCCAGCCGGTGAAGCTGACACTTTGACTGTCCTTTTCGCAGATCTTGAACCAAAATTGACAAAAATTAGGCAGATTGGTTCTGAGTTATCGCCAGCTTTTCATTTGGAATTTGAGAATGTTGATAAAGAAGAGCTAGCTCCATATTTTGGAGAGGTGGAAGACTGGCAGTCAGGAGAGAGTCTTGATCTTGGTGCTCAAATGCCTATTGGCTTG